GAAGAAAAAGAAGAAGTCTGCGAGTGCAGTCTCCTCCCCACCCTCGTCTGTCGAGATCTCGAATCGCTACCGTCCTATCATCGAAGCCTCAGCGCAGCAGCTTCTCCGGCGCGAGACAGAGCAAGTGAAACGGCGGGCTGTTCAGCACGCATCCGATCCCGCTGCCTGGAATCTCTGGCTGATCGACTTCTACCGCTCGCATGCCGAGATCATGAGCGAACGTCTAGCACTACCTATCGCGAGATCATCTCTCTACACCGACTCTCATCGTGACTCGATCCTCTCAAGCGGGATAGGTGTCTGTGAGTCGTGGGAGAAGTCAGCGATTGTTGAGATGGTGAACCTCGTTCTCGGATCTGTCTAGGAGACTACCAGATGAAACCTCCTTCTCGCGTGCTCGCCTACATCGACTCTCACTATTGGGCAATGCATCGTCCAGCCTACGAGTCTCTCCGAGAGATCGTCGCTATGAGAGCGGCTGGACTATCTCTCTCACGCGAAGAGAAAGACGCAGCTATCGAGGCTGCCCAAGCTACTCGGCCTACTCAGAGTTATCAAGCTCCAACGACAATCGCAGTCCTTTCCATATTCGGAGCGATCACTCCACGCTCCGGAATGATGTCTGATATAAGTCAGCGAGGATGCAGCATGGACAGCTTCTCAGCGCAGTATCGTCAGGTCATGAACGACTCGAATATTGACGGTGTGATCATCAATATCGATTCACCTGGCGGCAACGTCTTCCAAGTCCCCGAGACCGCCGATCTGATCTACTCGCTCAAAGATCGGAAACCTAACGTCGCGGTAGTGACCGGCATGTGTGCTTCAGCGGCCCTCTGGCTTGGTGTTCAGTTTGCCGAACTCGTAGCCTCTCCCTCCTCGGATATCGGCTCGATCGGCGTCATCATGCGCCACGAGGACGTGAGCAAGCTGATGTCAGATATGGGAGTGACTGAAACCTACATCGAGTCTCCACGCGATGGTCACAAGTCAGAGGGAAATCCCTACACACCTCTCTCTCCGGACAGCAAGGAGTATCTGCTCTCGCGAACCGACGAGTACTACGACATGTTCCTTAGTGCGCTAGCTCGCGGTCGTGGCGTCGGATCGCGCGGGAACCAGAGCGCGGTCTCTATCATCGATCAGACGTGGGGGCGAGGGAGAATGATGGGAGCACAAGCTGCTCTCGGCCTCGGAATCGTTGATCGCATCTCGACCATGCAAGCCGAGGTAGATCGCATGGCGGGGAGACTCGCGAAGAAGAATGGAACTCGGGCGCAGAGTGAGAAGAGTTCCATTACAGCGAGCACAGAAACCGCTACAGAAGCGCTCGCCGACCATGAAACCGATCCTGAAACCTCCTTGGAAGCGATCCATGAGCTCTCTAGACAGCGTGCTATCCGTCGTCTAAAGCTGGCGTGATAGACTTCCCGCATCATGAGCTTCTTCTCCCGCTTCTCGACAAAGCCCATCGCGGCTCTTGTCGCAACCATTCTTCAGGAGGTCAAGAAGATGAGCACGGCTTTCGACAACTTCAAGCAGACGCTCGACACCATCAAGTCCAATCAGGACAAGCAGACTGCCGCGATCCACTCTCTGATCCAGAAGGTAGAGGATCTCAAGAACAACGGCGGTGCCACGGCCGAGGAACTCGCCAGCCTCCAGACCGAACTGGAGACGATCCGGGATGAGGGCTCGGCTTCGCTCGCCGAGATCCCTGCCGAGGATCTGCCGCCGGCCGAGTAGATCACCTTCTGATTCTAGGTGCGCAGCTCGATCCCTGCGCAATCGCGTCTCTCCTCGCGATCCCTCCCAAGGCCCCACCCCTCGTGGTGTGGGCCTTCTTTTTTTCCTGCTAGAATAGCTCTGCTTGTGTGCCATTAGCCGCTCCTGAACCGAGCGGCTCTTTTTCTTCTCTACTTTCCTCTTGACTTCCTTCTCCGTCTTCCCCTAGACTTCCTCTCAGATTTTCCGTCGTTCCGTTCTGTCTGCTCCCCTTGGCTCGGCCCCTTCGAGCCTACTCCCAAGGGGAAGACCTACAACCCGAAGCTTTTGCGCTTCCGGGCGAGGATCTTCCCTTTCTCCTGCTCCTCTCCCTGTCGCGCTTCAACCTCTCGACACCGAGAAGGAGATCAGACGATTATGCCCAGCCCGCTCATCCTCGCGCAGCAGGAACTCGCCTCTCTAGAGGCGCAGACGGAATCGCTCCTCGCCGAGGGGAGTACCGCTACCACGGAGCAGATCGAAGCCCACACGCTCGCCGTCACCTCGGCCCGTAAGAAGGTCTCCGCGATTCAGGCCGCGATGGAGATCCAGCGCACCGCCGCTCCGGTCACCTCTACCGCGTCGAACTCCATCGAGGTCAACCCGCGATCTGCTCAGGACCCTAAGCGCGGATTTCGCTCTCTCGGCGAGTTCGCCATTGCGGCCAAGAACTTCCAGGGAGCTCGCTCTGGCCGATTCATGGGCCGAGTCGATCCCCGTATCCAGGTGGTGGCCTCCGAGACGGAGCGCTTCCTCGCACAGGAGAAGGCTGAGCTCGCGCAATTCGGATACTCATCTGCGGCTCCGGGCAATCTCCACCAGGAGGGCCACTCTGAGGACGGCCTGAACGTCCCCCCCGACTTCCGCAACGAGATCTGGAAGCCTGCTCTCCAAGTAGACGATCTCGTCTCTCTTTTCCCGCCGCAGACGACCTCCTCCGCCGTCGTGGAGTTCGCCGCTGATGAGACCACGCCGTGGGGAGCTGCCGGCATTCACGCCTACTGGCCTGGCGAGGGCAAGCAGATTCCTTCCTCCAAGCTCGCGACTCAGCCGCGTCAGTGCAGGCTTCACAAGCTCGCCGTGCTGGCCTTCCAGACCAACGAGATCGAGATGGACGCGCCTCTACTCACTTCGCGTCTCGAGACCCTCGCGCCCATGGCGATCGGTTGGGAGCTCGGCGAGGCCCTCTACCGCGGAACCGGCGCCGGCAAGCCACTCGGGTGGGAGAACTCTTCCGCGATCGTCACCCAGGCGAAGGAGAGCGGGCAGGCCGCTACCACTCTCACCGCAGGCAACGTTGCTTCGATGGCCGCACGCGTGATCGCTGGCCCCGGTGCGAACCTCGTGTGGCTGCTCAACCGGGACGTGATCCCCGCTCTCGTCACCCTCCGTGTGGGCAACGAGCCCTCGTGGATCGGGCGCGACAAGGGTCTCCAGGACGCACCGAACGGCCTTCTCCTCAGCGACCCGCTGTTCTTCACCGAGCACGCCAACACCCTCGGTGCCGTGGGAGATGTCACGCTAGTGAATACCAACGGGTACGTCTTCTTTATCCACAGCTCCGGCACTCGCTACGACTCCTCTCTCCACCTCTACTTCGACTACGACATCAGCGCATACAGGTGGGTCGTGCGTGTGGGCGGCATGCCGTACTTGGAGAATCCGGTCTCTCCCGCGAAAGGCTCTAACACGAGGAGCTACTTCGTCAACCTCCAGGCTCGGTAAGCGAGAACTATCAATCAACTATCTCTCAGATCTTTCAGCTCTCTGAAAAGGAGACTCTAAGCCATGCTCGGAAATTCTCTCATCAAGCCCACCTCCCGCGTGAAGCTGGTAGGGGTGATCGACGCCGATGCTTACACCGCCGGCACCTACACCACCGGGTGGATCGACATGTCGACATGGGAGAGCTTCATGGCAATGATCGCTCCCGGCGACCTCGGCTCGTCCGCTACCGTGGACGCCAAGCTCCGGCAGGCGACTTCGAACGCTGGTGCTGGTGCAAAGGACGTCACCGGCAAGTCGATTACCCAGCTAACTCAAGCCAGCACCGACAAGTCCAACACTCAGGCTTTCATCAACATGAAGAGCGAGGATATCGACGTCGCGAACGGCTTCCGGTACGTCCAGCTCTCGGTAACGATCGGCACGGCGACCTCCGATCTCGCGGCCTATCTCTTCGCGCTCGATCCCAACTATACAGGTGCGGCGGCGGCTTCGGTTGGCGAGATCGTGGGCTAACTCTGAGAAGAGGAAGGAGGATCAGAAACTATGGGACTCATCCCTTCTCGGAACGCCACGCTCCACACGCTGGGAGCAGACTCGGCGCTTGATCTCTCTCTCGGCACTACTCTGCTCGGTCTCGTAAAGCAGGGCGGCGCAAACCTACCAGCTTCGATCACTTTCTCGATCGGAGCTGGTAGCGCGAACATCTCAAACATCACAATCACGGTAGTTGACGCGGCCGGAAATCCCGTGCTCGGTGTTCACAACCTCGACGTGTGGCTATCAGATGCAGCTTCGGGCGCGGGTCTCACGGGAACGACGGCTTCCGGCACCGTTCAGGCAAAGAGCGCTTCCGGGACCGTGCTCACTGCCTACGTAGCGAAGAAAGCTCTTCGCGTCCAGACGCTCGCGACGGGGGTTTTCGTTCTCGAAATCACTGACACGGCTAAGACGGGCTTCTATATCGGTGCTCAGCTCGGCGGGCGAGTCGCGATCGTCTCCTCTCAACTCGTCGCGGCGAGCTACGGCTAGACCTTCAGCGGAAACCGAGAGCGCAAGAAAATGGTAAGCTTTCGCGGTTGTCGAGTCTCTAGAACGTGTGATTTCAGGGCATGGGGGTCGCACCTACTTCAGGCCCGACAACCGCGAAGCGTCTAGAGAGCAGAGAACAGAAAGAAGCGATCAGAGAGAAGAAGAATGTCACTCTCGACTGTCAAGATCCTGACTCCTCCGAGATCTTCTTCTCTGATCTCATTGGCGCAGGTAAAGCTCTATCAAGGTGTGACCACGTCCGAGAAGGACGCTCTCTTCTCTCATCTCATCCTAGATGCATCGTCCGCGATGATCCAGTTTCTTGGCACTCATCCTGGACGGATTCGATATCAGGAGAAGAGCCGTGGCGAGGGTGGATATCGTCGCTATCTCTCGAAAATCCCAGTAGAGGAAGGAACTCTCTCGGTCAAGCTGAACGGCGAACAATTGGTAGAGAATCCTGATGGTTTAGACGGCTTCGCTCTCGAAGACCCAGCAACTGGGATCGTCTTCCATTCGTCCACCTGGACGAGCTACAGTTCTCCGGTCTTCGGTGGTCTGAACATCGAAGACACCTATATCGCCGGTTTTCTCTTTCCCGATCAAGTCTCTGATTGGACGGCGAGCACGGACTACGCTGTCGGATCTTTTGTCCGTCCTTCTTCTCTCTCACTTCTCCGTTTCGAGTGCACGTCAGCTGGTACTTCGGGAAGCTCCGAACCTGCTTGGCCTGAGACTATCGGCATCACCATCTCTGACGGCTCGGTGACTTGGACCGTTCGCAAGCCTCTAGAGCTTCCCGCTCACGTCTCCTCGTGGTGCTACTCGGAAGTGCTCAGGCTTCTCTCAGATCTGGATTGGGAACCAGGCTTGATCTCTCGTAGCGTGGAAGGTGTCTCAGAGTCTCGGTTTGCCAGAACTCTCGACGCGGGTCAACTCTCTCCTATCACGACTTCAGGTCTTCAATCCTGGAAACGTGAACTCGGCATGATCGGAATCGCATAGGAATCTTTTACCGATGGGCGATCTATCAAACTGGGCTGCAGGCGTGATCAGGAAGCGTGCAAAAGGTCATACGACAACGCTCCGTAGATCGAACACTCTGCGCCCCTCGACTATCAAAATCTCAGTAGACGCTCTAGCCGGAGCTACAGGACTCTCTCTTGTAGCCTCATCCGGGAAGCTCATAGGAAGCGTAGTCTCAGGCGCTCAGTTTACGATCAGCGGTATCCTCTCTACCACGTTCACCATTCTTGAGGACGCTGATACTCTGAATTCCGGGACGTTAGTCGTCGGGATTTCGCCAGCTCTTCCGGTGCACGTTCCTGCCGCCACGCCTATCACTTTCACTCAGACTTACGCGGATGTGATCTATCCCGTACTCATCCGGAAGATTTCCGACGAAGACGAGAAGGAAGGCCGCAACGGCCAGAGTATCCGACTCCTCCCGTTCCAAGACTCCAAGCCTGCGCCCCGCGTGAACGATCGCCTAAATGGCATTCCAATCATTCGCGTGGATGAGATCTCAGGCGACGGAGACCATCTCGCCTACTATCGCTGTGAGATCGACGAAGGGACGTCCGCATGAACACTCTCAGGATCGAAACTGAGACAGCGGTATTCGATGTTTTTCCTGCTCGCGCTCTCGTCCTCACGAGCTACGACGACCATCACCGATGCTGGGGAGAACGTGAGAACAACGGACAAAACGTCAGAGAGGCAATCTCACAAGGGTATAAGGGAGAACCTGATGCGATCATATGGAGATCGCTAGTCGAACACGAGCTTCTCCATTCCGTTGTGGCCGAGATGCTCTGGGGGACGAGGTCGCGGGTGCTCTCGACGGAAGCCGGTCTCAGTTTCGTCCCGTCATGGCTTCGATATGAGGAGGAGGCGATCGCACTCGCGTTTCAGGCTTGGCTGAATGGGACTCTCGGTGATCGTGGCGGTCCACTCACGCTTGGTGTTCTTCAGCGTCTCGCACCAGTGTGGCAGATGAGATATGCGCCTCAGCTCGCCGGTCTATGGGAGTGAGATAACTGATGTCCACCCTCCGCCTCTCTGAGTTCGCTGATTCTTTCCCGCCTGAGATGAAGGAGAAGATAGATCACTTAAGCGCGGATCTTCTCTCGGCGGCAGCTGAAAAGTTGGAGGCTTCGATCCAAGAGCCATCGCACACTGGGGCACTGAGATCATCACGCACGAAATCACGATCTGGAAAAGGTCTGCGTCTCGGGTGGACCGATCCGGGAGCAGTAGGTGTAGATATTGGACGTATCAAATCCCGACCCTACTCGCGTGTCACAAAGAGCGGCGGAAGATCCGTCACTTTCACGCGCCTGCTCGGCTCAGATCAAGCACCCCAAGGATTCAGCCAGCCTGCGATCAAAGCTCTCCGTTTCGGGTGGGACAGCACGGTAGAGGAAGCAGGTAAAAAGGAGGGGTTCTAGACCATGTACGTGATCCTGGTGGAAACCTCTGCCGATTGCTACGAATACGTGAAGGCCGGAACCGAGGGAGACGAGACCGCAGTCTTCTCGACGAAAGAAAAAGCTGCTGAGATCGCTTTGCTCTTCCTGGAGTCCGGGGACGTGGTCGGTGCCGAGGTGGTCTGTGTCAACTGAATTACGAACTATAGGCCGTCTTCGCGAAGTCACAGGCTCTCTCTACATCGAGCGCTGGCTCCAGATAGACGCCGGCACGACTCAAATTTACGGCAACTCAGCCTCGTCTCTCGTGGGCGACTTGAATGTCCTTGACGCGCTCGCGGACTCTCGAACCGTATCTTCTTCCGGCCGTCTCTGGTATGGAGCCGCAAATCCCGGCGAGTACGATGCTGGAGAATCCAACAAAGCGTGGTATGGTCAAGTGGTACGAGTCCCGTTCAAAATAGTCCAGGCGAGCGCACAATGGGAAGCTCTGTATCTAGAGATGAAGTCGTTCGTGGAGACAGCATTTCCAGGAGAGCTTGTGCTGGAAAGCAATCAGCGCTTTGATCGGCCCAAGCCCGATGACGTCAACAGCCCAGCAAAGTATGTGATCTGGGCGATCGAATACTAGGAGATTCGCTCATGGGAGATTCACCCTCGCTCTCTCGCCTCACGCTCTCCAAGCACTGGGGAGATTCTGCTCGCGGCACCGTCGTAGAGGTCGATGAGGCTCGCGCTGACTGGCTGCGAAAGAACGGGTATGAGGCTCCTTCGGTGCTCGCTATCTCAGTCGAGGACGTTGCCGAGATTGCCGAAGTCCACAGATGGCTCTCGCCAGAGCCGGAAGAGGAGCACACAAATGACGCTGATTTAACCGAAGAGGAGCTCTACGACGAGGAGGAGTCTCCAGACTTCTACGGCGATGACTTAGACGGCGAACCTGAGACACTCAACGACGCCGAGAACTCCGAGGAGGACGAATAATATGTCCGCTGCTATCTCGACCGAAGAAGGACTCTGTATCGCACAGTACGATCTCTCCGGGGTCTCGTCAAACTTCGGCTTCTCCCGCTCCGTCGAGATCAAGGAGAAAGTCTGCTTTCCTGACCTTACTCAAGGCGCGGGTGCTATCCCGACCAAATCTCGCCTCGTCGGTCCTGAATCGAGCAAGGTCACCAACAACGGCTATCTTGATCAAGCTATCAACCTAGCAGCAGCCGAGGCCGCGATCTCTACCTATCCACCTGTCACGAAGCTCGTAGCTCGCGCAGTAGGCTCCAAGGTCTACATGTTCGTCGGAGCTGAGTCCTCTTTCGACTACGGTGACAAAGTTGGAGAGATCATCCCTTTCAACTTGGAGCTGGCAAACACGGGTCCTGTTCATCCTGGCATCCTCTACTACTACGGAAACATCTCCGCTTCGGGTAACAGCACATCTCAGACAGTGCCGGCTGTGAGCACGGGAAAGACTCGCTGTCTGCATGTCCACGTGGTCACGGCCACTGGCACTGGATCTCTCGCTCTGATCTACGAGACGAGCGCATCAGGAGACTTCACTGACGCCGTTACACGTCACACGTTCGCGACGATCACGGCTCCCACTCTCACTTCTGAGAGAGCTCTAAAGACTGCTCTCGTAACCGATACTCACGGTCGCTTCAAGTGGACGCTCACTGGGACCGGCACCTTCACTGTCCGGTTCTCGGAGGGCGTACGCTAGAGAAATTCTCGTAAGGCCCTTTTCCTCTCGTCTCTATACAGGAGAAACGCTCATGCCTACAGGCGTCCAGATCGGCAGTAACTTCTACTTCGCAATCACCCCCTCGGGCGGGTCGAAGAAGGATCTCTCGGACCATGTCACGTCCATGCAGTCAAAGCAACCGCTCGAAGTGAAGGACTACGTACCGGCTTCGACATCGGGACTTCCCATCCGCAGCCGGCTTCTCGGCGTAAGGGACAACCAGCTGGATGTCACCTTCGTCGACGACAACACGGCACTCAGCGTGCGTCCGACGCTTGAGTCCGCTTTCGGTCTGCCGTGCGCGATCGAATTCGGGTTTTACGGTTCGACGCCCGGGACGACGACTCCGATCTATTCCTATACCGCGATCTTCGCTGATCTCCCCGAGGGTTCGAAGGTGGGCGAGATCATGGAAGTGCAGATCTCGTTCATGATCTCCAGCGGGACGAGGACAACCACGACGAGCTAAAGAAGGAGAGAAGGAAAACCCGTGCGCACGCTCGCACCCGGATGATCCTACCTGCTCGTGTGTGAAGCTCAGACAGAAAGAGTGAGAGAACCCCATGCCCAAATCTTCAACCTACACCCCTGCCCCTCCCCGCTTCCAGATCGCCACGCGCCTGGGAGCTCTCCGCGACACGTGCACCGTCCCCGACCCTTTCGGCACCACGGCTACTTTCACGCTCTACCGCTCCGGCTGTCAGGCTCACAGAGAGTGGTTCCGGAAGCGTCTCGACAAGGACCCGCAGATCCTTCTCATGGCCGAGCGTGCTATCAGCGAGAACTTCCCAGTGCTCACGCTCGAAGAAGAGAAGACTCTCGACAAGGAGCGGGAGAACGACGTCACGCCCAACCCACTGCTCCCGATCGTGGATCGCCTCGTGATAGAAGGATCACAGTCAAAGCTCCAGTCAGCCGCGACCCGCTCTCTGCTCGAATCCGGACGTCTCAAGCCCTCGGATCTCGCCTCTCGGGACGAAGACGATCGCTTGGACGAGGCGCTCTTCACCGTGAAGGGTTGGAGCGACGTACCGGGAGACGCTGAGACGATAGTCCCTTTCACGCCCGAGAACGCCCGCTCTCTCCTCACCTCCGACGTCGAGCTAGAAGAAGGAGCCGGGATCGACGACATCCTCCACAAGATCGACGCTTGGATGGTCGACGAAATCCAGACTGCCAAAGCTCTCCCGGAAGGCATCTCGGAAAACTCTGTCGTCCGTCGTACCGGCGCGTTCGTTTCGTGGAAGACAGGGAAGAAGATCGTCCGTCCAGGTCTCACGCTCGGCCTCGCCTATCAACTCTACTTCCTCGCCTGCGCCAAGAATCGCTCTCTCTTCCGTGACGAGGTAATGAGTGCAGCGGCAAAAAACTACGAGCCGTCCTCAGATTCGAGCAGCTCGTCTGGGGACGGAGAAAACGGGGCGGCAAACTAGTCAGCGAGAAGATCGAAGAGATCATGGAGGCTCCGGTTCCAGAAACCCTGAAACATCTCTCACACCGAGAGTATCGGGATAAGTTGTGGAGGAGCTTTGGAGGGCCGGAGCCGATCAGACCATGGGGAGGTCCAATCTCTGAGATCTATTACGGGTGGTGCGGGCTAGGAAGAGACATGAACGGCACCACGCTCCACTCTGAGAGAGCAGCATGGCTAGAGACGAACGGCTGGACTGATCCAGGAGAAGAGGAGGCCGGTCACTTTTTCTTCTCAGTTCTGGAGAGTGCGATGAGCGAGATTCGAGAAGAACTCTATCCGAGGAAGGAAAAATGATAAAGAAGCTGCCAGTGTTGAAGCTCTCCCTGCGGGATGCTGGCGGGCTCGTGATCCCGAGACCCGAGAGCAAAGATCGGGATGTCATCTCCTATGGCTAAATTCCTAGTCGAGATTCTCCTCTCCGCATCCGGTGAGCCACAAGCAAAGGCGGCTTTCGATTCCGTAGGCTCGTCTGCTCAAGCGTCTGCCAAGAACGTCGAAGCCGCGTCCATCCGCTCTGAGGCTTCTCTCCGCCGGATCACTGAAGCTGCTGCCAAGCTTTCCTCTCAGATGTCAGATACGAGAGCCTCTAAGGCTCTCATCTCTGACTACGACAACCTGAACCGAAAGCTAGCTGAACAACTCAATGCCTACAAGCGTGGAGCCGAGAGTCTCGCCGAATATGCGCGAAAGGAGCAGCAGGCCGCGGAGTCTAAGCGCATCTTGATCGCGCAAGTGAAAGCTGGCGTCTCTGCTGACTCTGAAGCCGGGAAGAAGATCGCCGAGCAGATCACCCTATATTCCAAGCTAGACGCAGAATTACAGAAAATCAAACGAGATCAACCGAAGTCATCAATCTCATCCGCACCAGGTCTAGATTCTCTTCTCTCCAGAATTGGTGGATCTACAGGAGAAGGCGGTCAGATCATCACGGAGTTGACAAGTAAAGTCACGACCCTAACCGAGAAGTGGCACGCACTAGTAGAGGAAACTGGATCATCGGGTGCTGCGATATCGAAACTGCTAGGCGATTTCAAACCGCTCTTGCCTATCCTTGCCGAGGTTGCGGTAGCTGCTATCGCGGCAGGCGCAGCTTGGAAGAGTTTCGAGTTTATCGAGGATGCGATCAAAGAAGGGATGAAGGCTCAAGAGGTCGTCATCGCTCTGAACCAGACCCTACGACAGAATGGCACTACCTCTGGACTCTCTGCTCGTCAGATGCAGGAGTACGCGGAATCGCTCGTCTCGGTCACCGCCGTTGATGACGACGTGATCCTAAAGAGCGAGATGCTTCTCTCTCGCTTCGATAAACTCGGTCGAGAGGGGTTCAAGAAAGCTGAGAGGTTCGCACTCGACTATGTAGCTACGGGAAAGTCCGTAGACGAGGCCAGCGAGACGATCGGGAAGGCCGTAGCTGGAAACACAAAGACTTTCTTTCAACTCGCGGCAGAGCTTGGAGGTCCGCTCGACAAAGCCCAAAAAGCCAACATTCAACAAATGGTGGAGAGCGGCCATACTGCCGAATATCAAGCGATTGTCTTCCAGCTCTTGGAAGACAAGATCGGCGGCCTAGCTGAGGCTCACGCAAAGACTCTCGCAGGATCAATCAAGATCGCCAACACCGTCATGAGCGAGTTTCGGAAAGGGATCGCGTCGGAGCTGATTCCGGTTCTTGAAGATCTCGCAAGCGGTCTTGTCTCCTCGCTCGCACCAGCTGGCTCTGGATGGAAGAGCGGATGGGATCGCATACGAGCAGTCGCGTCTTCTGCCGGACACGATGTCGGAGAATCGATCTCCGGGATGATCTACGGCATCCGGCTCAGCTACGAGGAGTGGCAGGTAGACGCAAACACGCTATGGGTTGATCTTTCCGATACCTACAAGTCGATCGTAGATCTAGTGCTCGGATCTGCAGTAAAGATCGCTGAAGGTATCGGAAAGATCCCCGGAATCGGCATTCCCTACAAACTCGCGGCTGATCAGATCAGAGCGGTCCAAGCTGATATTGACAGATCTCTCACTACAACTGCTATCGATGCTAGAAAGTCAGCTAATGAGCATATCCAGTCGATCGCGCGGATCATTACCGAAATCCAGGCACATCGACAGGCCCTAGAGGCCGATGATGAAGAGCATAAGAAGCTCGGCAACTCTACCGATGAGATCGCACAGAAGAATAAAGATCTCCAAGGCATCTTGGAGGAAGTCAAGAAGACTCTCCAGGAATACGCGGACAAAATAAAAGATCTTGAGGATAAGCAGCGACACCAGGCGGGAGCGCAAGAGTATCTAGCTGAAGCTCTCTCACACGGCTTGGTTGCCTACAACCAAGCCCGCGTCGAGCAGGAGCGATCAAAAGCGATCACCGACGAGCTCACCGAAGCCTATAGGGCTCACCGCTCCGAGATCGAAAAACTCACGGACGAGCGCGACAAGCTGACGCATGCCGGACAGACAGTCGCTGCTTCTGCAGTGCAAGCTCAGATCGACGCGGAAACTAGGAGCTACGCCAACCAAGCCACTCAAATCGGAATCAATGCTGGTCGCATCTTCGATCTCACACAAGCGAACAAGGTAAACGCTCAGGGTGCGCAAGAGACGCTCAATCTAGAAAATCAGCTCGCCATCGAACGTGCTAAGCTCATCGATCTCACGACGCGAACGAGCACCGCCTCTCACGCTCTGGCCCTCAGTCTCGCGGAGGAGAAAGACAAGCTCACGCTCCTTACTCCCGCAGATCAACTCCGGCTCTCTATTCTCCGCCTCCTGATCGAGGACACTCAGCGTCTCTCGGTCGTCCAGCGAATCACAAACCAAGCACTGGACGAAACCGAGAACGTTCGTGCGTCTGTTCAGGATTGGGAAGCCCAACGACAAGCCGCACTCAACTATGGGAAATCGATCGCTGGGATTCTCCAGCAGTTTGGACTCCTGTCTAAGGCTTCTCAACAACGCCAGATCGATACAAAGGTCCAGCAAGCCCTGGAACAAGGAGCAACCGCAGAGGAAGCTGCAAATCTCCGCCGCACTCTCGAAGCTCAGCAGGAGATCGTAAATGGTCTCCATGCGATTCAAGCTCAAACCTTGATCGCTGAGAAGGACTATATCGAGTTCGCCGAATCTCTCGCCCAGAACTATTCCGGGATCTTCTCTGATTTCGTCAAGACAGGAAAGATCTCCCTGGACGATTTCGAGAAAGCGACCATCGATGCTTTCGCTTCCACCGCGAGCAAAGTGATCGGTGATTGGCTCTCTCAGTGGTTCGAGGCCATGGCGGAATGGCTCGCGAGATGGATCGCGACTCAAGCGGCAGCGAAGGCAGCACAAGCTGAGCTAGGGAGCGGATCGTCTTCTGGAAATAGGAGTTCTTGGTTGTCTCTGCTTTCTACAGCCTATAAAGCCTATGGAGCCTATGCAGGAGGAGCAGCTGGTTACTCTCCTTCAGGCGGTGTCCTCGCTGGCTGGCAGGGTGGAGTCGGCTCCAATGGCGGCGGATCGTTCTCGTCGGGTGCTGGATCTGGAGCCGCTGGTGCATCCGTCTTCGCCGCCTTCGCACTCGCCGCTCTCGATTGGCTCAAGACGAAAGGCACTCCTTGGGCTCAATCGAACATTCAGTTTGGTGGCGCTCAGGGATTGACGATCGGAAGCGCATCCGGAAGTCAAGGTGGTGCCACCTCTCGTGATGCTAAGCGGAACGTAGGCGAGGCTCTCTCGGCTGCGAACGACATCATCCTAGGCGTTCAAGCTTGGATCGCGTCGATCGGTGGGGCTCTTGATCGTGCTCAAAAGGTTGCCGAGGGTCAGCTCTCTATCCAGAAGCACGGACAGGGTGGATCTACTGACTGGATCGTCACCACTTTCTCGGGCCAGATCGTCCACTTCGGAAAGGATGTCAAGGCCGCCGAGGAGTTCGCGGTTCTCGACGCGATCCGTCACACGCCTATCGTAGGTGTCTCAGATGAAGTAAAGACCGCGCTCAAGAATTCCATAGCAACTTCTCTCGACGCGCTCAATCAAGATATCGCAGTGGGTACTGCGGCTTTCCGGGACCGTATCGGCTCAGCCGGCAGCCAAACCTACGACACGATCGCCAAATATCAAGACGAGATCGACGCCGAGAAGCGCCTAGGGATCGCGATCGAGAACACTATCGCTGCTCGAAACCGCGAGATCGAAGCACAGAAATACCAAGCTATCGGACTCGACACGTCTATCTCGGATCAGCTAGCTATGATCCTCTCGATCAACAAAGGTATAGAGGAGTCCGCCCGCACTGTCACCAAGAACGTCCAATCCATTCTCGGCTCAACCGTCGATGAAGCTCAGCAGTATCTCGCAAAGTATCAGGATCTCCTCTCTCAGTATCATCTCCAGAAGGGAACTCCTCCTGGGAAAAATGGCGGAGAGGGCATCCCTGCTCAGTGGGTCGATGCGGCCGGAAATGTCGCAGACGATGCTACTCAGGCGATTCTCAAGAAGCTAGGCCCTCTCAAGAACGCGCTAGACGAATACGCCAAGGAACTCGGCGAACTCCCCGATAAGATCTCTCAAGAGCAGATCTCGGCGACGATCTTCAACGATCTATTCCGGTTCGTTTCGTCCAACACTGAACTCGCTGCGAAATACGAAGCGGATCGCGTCAGATATGCCCAGCTCTTGGTCAATCTCCAGTTTCAGCTGATCAAAATCCAGCTTCAAGCTCTAGGGGCTTGGGAGCAGTTCGCGGGTCTCTGGCAGGATGCGCTTGATGCCGCACTGAAGAATGCGGCTACACCTCCTTCTGCTTCCAGTCCTTCCTCTCGTCGTGGTGGATCATCAGGCCCGAGTATCGCGGATCAGCAAGCCACTCTACGCGCCCAGATCGCGACTCTTCAAGCTCAAGCACAGGGCTCGGTACGCGCGGCCTTCTACGAGCTCCAGAAGCAGATTGCTGACTTCACCGAGAGCGCGAAGAAAGCAAAGCTCCCGGCCTCTGAACTTGCCCAGGCTATCGATTTGATGACTGAGAAGTTCCACGCTGATCTGAGAAAGCAAGCGGACGCCTATGCAGGCTTCAGCGATTCCTTCACGCAAAAGGTGGGGGAGGTTGTTGATTTCTTCAAGCAGCTCCAGGATCTAGGACGAGCGAAGACGGGGATTCCCAACTGGCTCCTGGATCTCATGAGAGGGAAGGCGATCTCTCAGCTCGGTGCTCAGCTCGACACGTCGATAGATCAGTTTGCGGGAACCTCCGATCCTCTCGCTGGAGCCCGTCAGCAAGCCCAGACGCTCTTCCAGGATCTCGCGGTTTACGCCAAGGCTGCTGGTCTCACGGCTGCTCAGATTCAGGCCGAAGTGGACCGGATCAACCGGGGACTAGAGCACCAGATCGCCCAGATTGGAAAGCAGCTCAGCGCCTCTATAGATCAGTTCGCCGGCTTGGTCGATCCCATGCAAGCCGTGAACGATCAGGCCGAGTCTCTGCGCCAGAGCGTGATCGCCTATGGGAAGTCCGCGGGATGGACGGCTGAGCAAATCCAAGCGGCTCTCGACAAGATCAACCGCGGAGTTGACTTCCAGCGCACCTCGGCGATCAATGGGATCATGGACACCCTCTTCGGGTATCTGAAGGATGATGCGAAGTTTGCGTCTCAGGCTGCCGAGCTGAAGAAGAAGGAGGTAGAGCTCCAGTTCGCTCTGATCGAGGCTCAGCTCAAAGCGCTCAACGCTTGGGATGCTGAAACCCAAAGGATCTTTGAGGCTGCCAAGCATGCAGCGGAAACGATCGATAACGCGGTCTCGAATATCATCTATCCAGACGTCTCAGGCCAGTCCGGTCAAGACTACTACCAGCGTCTCGCGGATGCGATGAATAGCGCGGTTCAGGCGTGGCGGTCCGGGATTCAGCAGTTCACTCAGCAGACGCAAGCGATCTTGACTAATCCTCAGCTCTCAGGGTTGACCGCAGATCAGCAACTCCAGACTGCAAAAGGTCAATTCGCTGATCTGATCGCGAAAGCACGAGGCGGCGATACTTCTGCGCTCTCTCAGCTTGATCAAGTTCGTCAGACACTCCTCCAGCTGGGCCGCTCTCAATACGGTGGCGGTCAGGGCTATGAATCTCTCTATGAGTGGGCCATGGGTTTGAGTGCCGATCTGCTCGCGAACGCCCAGCAAGGAGAGCTGAGTGCCCAGCAGCTCGCGGCGCAGACCGTCACGGCGAATGCTTCCCAGAATACCCAGACTCTCGCGACCGCGATCTACGATGCTGCGCGCCAAGTCGCAAACGCCGTCTATGCGAGCTTCTCTGGGATTCCGCACTACGCCCAAGGAGGGATTGCGCTCCACCCGCATCTCGCTCTCGTAGGTGACGGAGGTCCGGAGGTGATCATCCCCATGAGAAATCTGGAGGGTCCTCGCGGCTCTTCCTTGACCAATCCCGTACTCTCTGCTAGGGTATTAGCGTTTCGATATCCTGGAGATACAGCTAGAGTCGATGGTGCTCAAGGCGGTCAGGGCAGCGGAAGCTCTAGCTCTGGAGGCTCGGATGCGCGCATGATGGTGGATAGACTTTCTGGTATGGAGTCTCACCTCCGTGATATCGCGGACAGCGCGCGTCAGACCGCGAGATCAAACGACGCAATGGTAAAGGCTGAGAGAATTCGTACGACTGTTAATCGGAGAAAATCTTGAGCGAGCGCACGAAGAATTTCTGGCTGGGGTTTCTTACTCCTGACAAGCTCATCTACGTTGTAACCCTGATCGTTGCGATAGCCGTGAACTTTAACACAGTGTCAAAGCGACTCGACTCGGTCCACGATCAAATCGACTCACTTCAGAACCAAGTCCGAGAGTTTCAGAATCAAGTCCAGGGCTTCAATCTCCGAGCTGAGGGTGTTGAGAAGTCTAACGTCAAGATCGGCACTCAGCTTGAGTTTCTTCTGAGCGAGAACGACGCACGCGCAAAGGAGTGGAAACTCATGCGAGAACTCATTGGGGATCAAAGCTCTCAAATCGCAGTCATCAAAGATCGCATCGCACGACGCGAGCGATAAAATAGAAGAGAAGGGAGAAATCGTCATGAAGCGTCTCACGCTCTGGTGCGCTGTTCTGCTCGCGGTTGTCGGTGTGGTCAGTGGAGTGGCCTATGCCCAGGACACCAGCAATCCCATCCTCAACTGTGCGACTGAAGTCTGCTGTCGAGCGCAGAGTCCCCAAGCGAACGCGGCGACGATCAAGATCATGACCGAGCAGCTCGGCATGAAGCCGGACGAGGCGAAGATGTACGCTGCGCGGATGCAGAAGCATGGGATCGTGTTCTTTCCCGCCGCGCTGTCTCGTGCTATCGGCGACTTCGCTTTCGATCGCAACACTCTCGTCCCTAAGCGCTAATCATTCTTCAGTCTCTCCGCGATGCTCTCCTCCGACACGCTAGAGAAACTCGTCTACGCTGTCGGAGGAGCGCTCGCCGGCTTCTTCTCTCAGCTCTTGAAGCTCGTCATTCCTTCCTACAGTGAGTTGATCTCGGCGAACAAAGAGCTTTCTGACGAGAACTCCTCTCTGCGTGAAGAGATCCGCGGGCTTCAAGACTCGCTCGACGACGCCGGGGACATAGAGGATCTCAGGGCTCCGAACTTTCGTGCGCAGAGACTGCGGAAGGAGAGAGCTGAGAGAAAAGCAGAGAAGGAGACCGAGAAGAGATCGGAAAAGGAACCATGAGTCCCGTCGTGGTAGAAGATGGTGGCGGAGGAGGAGGCAGCATGGCGACCTCAGGCTTTCGGATGGCAGTACGAGAACTCGCTCCGGATGGGACTCAGATCTTTCCCTCCGATCGCTGGACAGTCTCAACCGGGACTGCGATGCCCGGATTTCCCGCCTCCAAGCTCCTCACAGACCTCCTCTCCGACTACTGGAGCGCTTGGTCCAGTCGAGCTTCTGCAAGCTGGATCTCGGTCGTGTCGAGCTCGGCCGGGATCTTGGCGCGATCGATCGGCTTGATCGGTATCCTAGGCGTGAATCGACGAACCCCTACGGCTTTCCTTCCTAGAATAGGTGAAGTCCGCGGAGACGGCTCAACGATCACGGTCGGCACTCTCTATACTCCGAATACGGTTCGCTTCCGGATCGACTCACATCCGCTCTCGGATAGAATCCGACCGACTTTCACCGTCACCTCGAAAACCAATCTCACAGGCTCGAACTCGAACCTGACCGGTCACCCGATCGATCCTCCTTTTGATCCTGCTCCGGTGGGCTATTTCGAGACGAAGCTCAGCCCAACGAACTCCGCTCTCGCAACCTCAGTAGTCTTGACGTTCGCGAACCACTATTCCACTGAGAGTCCGCTCGCCGGCACCGAGACCTTCCGAGTCCACGTCAGAAACGTGAACAGTCCACTTCTAGTTCCCTCTCTGACGACAGTTATCTATCAGTCAGGATCACCGGTCCTCACTCTCTCCTTCCCGACCTATGAGCACGTCGAAGCGGAAAGCTCTAGCGGCGGCTTTATCGTCACCTACACCTTTGCGGCTGCAAGTCTCGCGAGTCAGACCGCCGCGATCGAGATGCATGTCTCAGCGTCAACCGCGTGTGATTTCATTGGAGCTGAGCTAGTCTTGAGTATCAGCACGATCTATGACTCGGGGGTGAAGACCTTCTCGGATATCGATCTCTCAGCCGTGGTGGAGAGGCTAGATTTCACAAACGCGGGAATCACCTACTTCCACATCGAGCCGGGAGACTTCTGCTCTTACATCGCGGCAACCTACTCGAAGGTCGGGGGCGGCACTGCATCCGTGAATGTTTATTCTCCGATTGTTGCACCCGGAGATGCGGACGGACGTTTGCATGTCGGGAGGCTCGTGATCTCAGATGCGCTCATCTTTCCCATTTCAAACAGCGGCTATCAGATCCAGCGGCAAAGCACAGGAGGGGGTCAGAGAACGAGCACCAGAGCGGGAAGCTTCCGTGCCCCGAGAGTCTCGATCGAGTGGAACGACATAGACCTCTCCATCGTCCACCTCTCTCAGACTCTCCACCAAAAGCTAAGCCGTCTCCTTCGTGTGCTAGGTCTCTCGCGCACACCCACTCTGCTCGTCCCTGATCCAGCTATGACTGAGGATTCCATTGTCGAGCAAACTATGCCGAGGTGGGTTGTGGTCACGTCGAAATCTGAAGCTCACCAAGGAAGGCTCACTGGGATCGACACTGACTCTCTGAGCGACGGGAACGTCCATACTCGGGATCATTGGGATCTCAATGTAAGATTCTCTGAGCACTCAGGCGTTCAGGCAGGATACTAGAGAAAGAGAAAAGAGAAAAGATAAAGGAGAAAGAGATGACAACCCTCACCTACGAGATCATCGCCACGTACCACGTTCCAGACGGCAACGCTTCCGAGGCCGCAGGCGATATCGAGGTCGGAATCTCTCAGATGCTGTCAGCTCTGGGCGGCGCTCTGGGAGATCAGGATTCGATCATCCAAGTGAGTGCCGCGACGATCGAGCACGAGTCAGACCCGGGGCCGGTTCCATCGACGAGAACGGGTGACGATCTCTTCGAGGACGAGGACGGCATCAACATGCGCGTCTGAGAGACAGAGCGCGATAAGAGGGGAGGTGATCGAGGTCGCATAAAATAAAAGATAATCACAAACGCGAATGAAAAGCGCATAAAACTGTGAGCGCACACGACTATCAGTATGGAGGATTACGCCAGTGAAGTGAGAACCAAGAAAATCTAGATCTCAAGGCAGAGGGGAAGAAACGCTGAATCGTCAGCAGGCCCGCCGAGCCAAATCACTTAACCCTCTGCCTATTCTCCTTCTGCGCTTTCTCCTTGGAGACCTCATGCCTACGCTCTCTGATCTCCTCTCTGATCCAGACTCTCGTATAGAGGTCGTGGTCAAGATCTCGTATCTTTCAGCATCGAACGTGGAATCTACGGAATGGGTTTCTCAGGGAGGATGGACAGATCCGGCAGACGGGCCTGTGGCAGCGTTCATTCCTCCCCTTCTCGAAACTGGCCTAGAGATTTCTCAGCACGTAGATCCTTTAAACCCCCAAGAATCCTTTGGCGCCTACTCTCAGCTCACACTGATAAACGATCTCGCCGACTCAGACTATCGAGGCCGCTATGACGGCTGGCATCGGAACTCGATCGACAACCGGCCGGTGATCGTCTATCTCGTAGGTGTGATGTCGGACGGGGTGAGGGTGGAGCTGAGCGATGTACTATCGACGCCTATGTTTTCTCTCAGAGGAGTCGAGGTCCCGGAGGTCGGAGATAGCTCTTGTACGCTCACGGTGAGAGATGACTCTCATGCTCTGGATCAGGCGCTTCAGCCAGTGACGTACTCTCCGCCGTGCTTGAGCTTTCCTGGGACGAGTGCTGGTGCGGTTGACTTCGGGGATAACTATGACCAGGCAGGATCATGGTCGGCGAGCGGATGGATCTATCTGGACGATCCTACTATTGCATCTCAGTTCATCCTCTTCAAATCAGACGGCAGCACGACAGGATACTTCTTCGGGATTGGTGGAGTTATCACTCTTTTCGTGGGAGGTCAATCACCCGCGACTACGACCGCCCCTAACACTCTCCATGC